GTACAGTACGACATCAAAACAGATGACGTTTCAAAGATTAAACTTGTCTGGAGAACGGTCGATAGCGATTCAGATGTATTTTATGACATCTACGCGTCCCTCGAAAACTCTAGCAGCACTGAATTAGAAAGCTGGGACGGGTATGATTACTACGGTGGAGGTGGCGAGGGGCCAGACGCGCCTACGAACGACGAAGTATTCTACCCATCCAGCGGCCACAACAGCACTAACGCATCCACTACTGGTACACTCGGAGTCCAACAGCCAACCGTAGAATCCAACTCCGAGAAATATAATGCTGCGGCTGGCTTCACGATGTTTACCTACACAGGTAACTCATCAACCAATAATGACACGATGCTGTTTAACCACTCGCTTGGTGTCCCGATTGATTTTGCGATTGGTAAGTGTAGGGACACTCCGGCTTCTGGAACCTCTGGAGGTAAATGGGTAGTTTGGCACAAGGATTTATCTTACGACTATTACTCGCTCTACCTAAACGAAACTGAATCAGAAAATGATGTTGGCGGTGATAACTATGACACTGTTACTTACGATAGTGCAGGGTGGTTTGCTAACGCATCAACAGGGTCGCAGCATCACGTTAAAATTAGGAATGTTGAGATTTACGATGGCAGCAATACCGACACCGTTCGGATGGTAGATAACAGTAAGGACTTTGTTTTCTATGGGTTCGCTGGTGTTGAGGGCTATTCAAAGTTTGGAACCTATGAGGGCAACGGCAGCACGGATGGCCCATTTATCTACACCGGATTCCGTCCGAGATGGATTATGGTGAAGCCCATTGATGACCCTTACGCTTGGTACATTCACGACACCGCGAGAAGTCCCTACAACTATTCTGATAACGAGCTAACCGCAAATACCAGCGGTGAAGAGTACAGCGTTTCGGGTGCTGGGGCTGGCGAGCGATTTGATATTATTTCCAATGGATTCAAGCACCGTACCAGTAATGTTGCTATGAACGCTGACAACAAAACTATGGTGTACGCCGCCTTTGCCGAATCACCATTTAAACACGCCAACGCAAGATAGGATTTTACTATGCCATATACCACAACAGAAGGCCGCGCACTCCCGCTAGACAAAGCGTTCAGCCACAACAACATTTCATTTCCAGCCAACTGGCTTCGGGTTTCCACACCTACCGACAAAGAGGCTCAAGGGATAAGCTGGGTGACGCCTGAAGAACCACCAGTAGTTCGTGCGCCGTTGGAGCGTGAGAAGTCTAAAGGCATTGCACAGGCTAAAGACACTGCTGGCAAGATGTTGGCTCAATCTGATTGGATGGTAATAGCCAGTGTAGAGCGTGACCGAGTGGTGGCTGATGATTGGGCCGAATACCGTGCAGCGGTGATTGCCGAGGCGGATCGTCTGGAAGGCGAATACAACGCTGCTGAAAGCTACGAAGATTTTGACAAGATTAAACAGGAATGGCCGTTAGATCCGAACCAACAGGCCGAGCTTGATCGGATAGAGGCTGAAGAGGCTGCGGCTAAAGCGAAGCGGGAGGAGGATAAAGATGGCGGAGTATGATCCTAATTCATTATCGGCACAGTTGGCTAGGATCGAGTCTCGTCAGATACACATAGCTTCCCGACTCGATGAAATTGCGGAACGAATGAACAACCATTCATTAAGATTAAAGTATTTAGAGGAGTTTCGTTGGAAGCTCGTCGGAGCGATTGGACTAGGATCAGCGGGTGGAGCGGCAGCGTTTAGTAAGTTGTTTGGTGGAGAGTAATATGAAAGATAAACTAAAAAGCAGAAAGTTGTGGGTCGCTATTGGCGGCGTTTTAACCGTATTGGCAACTGAGTGGGCGGGAGTCTCACCGGAAATGTCAGAGCAAATTATCGGCGCAGTGATTGTCATTGTTCCTGCCTATATTGGCGGACAGGGCATCGTCGATGCAGTGAAGGAATACGCTACCAAAAAATGATAGTTGATCTCCTAGCCGCTCTTCGCGCAGTGCCGAAGATTTTGGACGCGCTGGAGCGGCTAGGGGACATCCACACGGCACACGTTGCACAGCAAAGGAAAGATGAAAAAGATAAAGCTGTTATTGATCTTATTACTGCTGCTCGTGAGCGGCGGTTGCGGCGTGAGCGTGAAGCTGGACGGATTTCGAGAGATAGCGGAGAGGCATCCACTGGGGATGGAGCAGGTGACGGAGAACAGTGAAAGTCAGGCGTTAGTCATAGAGCTTGGGAAATACATAAACGAACTAGAACGTAGAATTGAGGCAGAATAATGGGTGATTTAACCGGAAGCACAGTAGCCAGTACCTACTCACAACTTTTAAACGTAGTCAGTCTGGATGGCACATTTAGAAACGTAACTGACGGTGACGGCACTGCCAGCGGCTTGACGCTTTCAACCTCTGGGGTTCGTGCTGGCACTTTGAACGCAACTAGTGCTGTAACATTTGACACTACACTAGGTGTTACGGGAGTTATTACAGCGAGCGCGGGCGTTACTGGAGATGTGACAGGAAACGTAACTGGCAATGTTACTGGCAATGCTACGGGTGATTTAACCGGAAACGTAAAAACCACAGACGCGAGTGCAGCGGTTACAACTGTCTTAAATGCCAATGTCGGCAGTGATAGTGCCGCGACATTCACTGGCGATGTCACTGGTAATCTGACTGGCGACATTAAGACAACGGACGCGAGCGCAGCGGTTACGACCATCTTAAATGGCAACGCGGGAAGCGACGATGCAGCAGTGTTTACTGGCAATGTTACCGGAGACACTACAGGAAACGTCACCGCCACATCCGTTCTTGCTGACGGAGTTACTGCTGCTACGCAAAGCTCAAGTGATAACTCTACTAAGGTTGCAACAACGGCTTACGCTGATGCTGCTGGGGCGGCGGGTAGCCCAACTGGTTCTATATGTCAACACGCAGCGTCATCGCCCCCAGCAGGTTGGCTTGTGTGTGATGGAACCGCTATTTCTAGGGCAACTTACAGCGTATTGCACGGTATTTTAAAAGATGTTGGAGGAACGGACTCTTACGCTTACGGCAGCGGTAATGGGTCTACCACATTTAACCTGCCCAACCTAAAGGGGAAAGTGGCTGTCGGCCTTGATAGCTCTCAAACTTCTAGCCCTGACTTAGCTGACTTAGGAAACACTGGCGGATCAAACACTCACACGTTAACAGTCTCAGAGCTGCCATCGCATACTCATACCATCAATATGGGTGCTAGTGTGGGTAGTAATTCTGGGAGCAATGCCAGCCGGACGCCCGACACGGGAGGCTCGGATGCAAACACTCAGTCGGCTGGCAGCGGGAACTCGCACAACAACTTGCAACCTTACATTGTCTTAAATTATATCATTAAAACATGACACTTACTGAGCTATCTAACTTTGTAACGACGAAGCTCTCGGACACCGATAGCTCGTCTGTATCTGTCTGCAAAGACTTTATCAATCGCCGTTACCAGATGATCTGGGACAGCGGTCTGTGGGATGAGACGTTAGGTGTTGCGTCTAAAGCTGTAGCCGCACAGGACACAGAGATTGTGTTGGACTCCGCGCCCACAGTTACCTTTTACCAAAGCTCTTCTGCACCTATCACTAAGATTGATTTCCCTGTCGCCATTCGGTTCACCGAAACCGGAGACACTGACGGGGTAAATATCTTTAACGAAGAGTGGGTTACGTTTTTCCAGCTTGATCCTAATATGTGGGAGAATGTTTCTTCCCGTAGGGCTACCCCAACCAACTTTGTCAACCTCCCGAAAGACGGAAGTGGCAACTGCCGGATCAAGCCTGTGCCAGTACCGGACAGTACTGGCACTCTATTTGTGCTAGGCAAGCTGAAGTGGGTTGCGTTGGGTGATAATGATTCCCCCACTCTTAACGGCATTGACAATGCGCTGCTTGCTTTTGCGGAGGGCGATATGCTTGAGCGTTCGCGTCAGTATCAGAAAGCCCAGCTTAAATTTACTGAGGCTGCATCGCACATCCAGATTATGCGCGACCTAGAGAATGGTCAGAAGCAAAACATTAGCCGCATAATCCCGCACACTGAACAAGAGATTAACTTCCGAGATGTTGTAAGCTAATGCCTATACAAGAGAACAGCCAGCTTGACGATCAGATTGCCTTCGACGGAGACGTATCATTTTCCGGCGGTCAGGCAAGTAACGTGCGTAAGAACACGATTGCCGAGGGTGCTTACTCTATAGGGAAGAACACTGACTTCGACACCTTTGGCAACATTGTAAGCCGCAAAGGCGTGGCACAGCTTGTGGGAGATGTTGTTAACTCTGTTTGGGGCGGCATAACAACAACGTGGAACGCCACTTCTACTGTATGGACTTCTAACTTTACTGGGTCTGTTGGCTCTATTGCCTACTTTGACACTCCAACAGTTGAAAAGATTGTTGTAGCAGAGTCGGATACTGCTGGTGCAACGTATAAGATTAAGATTGTTGGTGAAACTGGCTCTATTGCTGACACAGGCGGCACGTTTAGCTCAACAGCAGATTCAGTTTACTTTGCCCAACTTGTTGGACGTATGTACTATTGCGATGGGGTTGGTAGCTTAGGCTACATAGATGACACCTCTTCATCTCAAGTAATTACCGTAGGAAAAATAACCAGCGTTGAGATGACTGACACTGGCAGTGAGTATGCATCAGTTCCTACTGTAACATTTTCTACCAGCAGTGGCTCCACAGCCGCCGGAACAGCCGTCTTAGGCTACGGGGGGAAGGTTCAGAGCATTAGTATTACGGACGCAGGTTCTGGATACTCTGCTACAGTTCCCCCTACAGTCACTATATCGTCTGCCCCGTCTGGCGGCACTGACGCAAAGGGGGTAGCGCACCTGTCGCAAACCCCCTCTAAGCCAAAACTACTTACATCTCACACTAATAGGTTATTTTGCACATCTGCTGATACCGCCGTACCCAGTGACACGCTTTATGCTAGTGACATTTTGGATGGGGAAAGTTGGGACATTATAGGCAATGCCATAAGGGTTGGTGACGGCACGGGCGATCCGATAACAGCCATAGCCTCTTGGTACTCCTACAACTTACTTGTGTTTAAGGAGCGTAGCGTGTGGGTTGTTGAGGCTAATCCAGCGGTAGCAGTTGCTGACTGGTCTATTAAGCTGATCAACAATAGGGTGGGTTGCGTGGCACACAGGTCGGTGCAACAGGTCGGCTCTGATGTGTTTTTCCTAGCCTCCGATGGTGTGAGAAGCCTGTCTACGATTGAGTCTGGAGCGCAAACAGATGTTTCCACCCCTATCTCTGCCCCTATAAACGACCAGTTCAAACAAAATACAGACGGGTTTCAATCTAAATCTTGTTCTGCATTTTACGATAACCGTTATTTAATTTCTGTATGCTCTGATGGGCTTCAGGTTCCGAATCGCACATATGTGTATAACACTGAGCAGAAGTCTTGGAGCGGGTTCTGGACTGGCTGGCAACCCAATGACTTTGCAGTTACAAGCTTTGGCGGCAAGACCCGTCTCCAGTTTGCTGATCAAACAGGCAAAATCTACACTTGGCTAAACTTCATTGAGCTTAATGACGAGTCTGAAAGTTTTTACCTAGACCAGACCACCCCTTACGAGACTGAGTTAGTTACTCGTGCTTACAATTTTAAAGAGATATTCGCTCCGAAAGCTGGGTATCAAGTTGAGTTCGATATGGACAATCAGCTTGCACAAGACCAAAAGGTTAGTTTCTTTTTCCTGAAAGATATGGACGGTTACGAGTCCCAAATCTTGCAGGAGACCGGATTTGAACTGGAGACTGAGGAGTTAGATGACCTTACACAGACATTCCTAGGGGAGCTTGCGTCTGATGTTGTGGTGGGCAACGGTAAGCGTCATTTTATTAAGGGATTTAACCTTTTGAGCAAGGGCAAGTTTGAGGACATACAGTTTGTAATAGCTACAGACTCTGGCCGACTGTCTTTGCACTCCGTAAAAACGTCAGCATTCCCAGATACTATTAACCCGCAGCGATGACACACCCAGAATCCACAGTAGAGATGGCAGATTTCCTAGCGGAGAATCTTGACTTCTGTGCGGGCTGGGATCGTGAGCGTTTGCTTGATTGGGTGCAGTGGTTTGTGAATAATGACCGTTATTACGCTGTCAAGGCGAAAGGGCAGCTAGTTGGGTTGACATTATTACGGATGGTGGACACTGAAAAGCAGTGTCATGAGCATTATAAGGATACGGAAGGGGGCATTTGTTATGTGGAAGCCTGTGTAAGCAGGTTCCCGCGCTGCATAAACCGGATGTACGAGATGGTCTGGAACAGATGGTCACAGACCGCACATAGTATGGCGTGGACGCGCCACAAGTATAACAACAGAGCGACAGTTGTCGATATGGGCAGAATTAAAAGACGTTTTTTAGGATAGTAAAATGGGCAAAAGATCACCAGCACCACCACCTACCCCTGATTACGCTGAAGCGAATCGTGAGGGGGTTTTTGCAGACATAGATACGTTGCCAACGCGCCGACTGATTGAGTCAGCAGCGCGTCAGGGGACAATGGTCGAGTACGAAGACCCTCGGACGGGGGAAATGCGTACTGCGGACTTCAGAGGCTTCGGAGATATTGATCTTACGAAGGCTGAGATGTCCGGCCTGATTGATCTTGTCCCGCAGCTAACGCAAGCCCAGCTAGACAATCTCGTTGAGTTCGGCCCACAGTTTGTCACCGCGCAGCGGGAGCAAATGCAGCAGCTAGACCCAGAAGGGTTTGGTTTGCGGGAAGACTTTGCCCGTCAACTGCGTGAAGGGCGAGGAACAGCAGAAGAGCTGGCTTCAGGAACGCAATATGAGGAGGTTGGTGATGCCCCTGAGTTGCGTACTGACACAGGTCAGACTGCCGAAATGCGGCGTCAGCTTGAAGAACAGGTACTAGACCAGCTAATGTCCGGTGAAAGGCTCACAGGGGCGCAACAACGCGCATTAGAGCAGGGTGTACGAGGGGCTGCTGCTGCTCGCGGACAGGCTTTAGGAACTGGTGCTGGCTTACGCGAAGCGATTGCGAAGATGGAAGGCGGTATGCAACTAGGTCAGCAACGGCGTGGTGAGGCTCTGGGCTTACTGGCAAGCGGTCAGACTGAAGCTGACAGAGCCAACACTATGGCGCAGCAATCGTTTGCTAATGCGATCCAGCGTGTGCAGCAGATCAATCAAGCTCGTAACGTAGGCTCGCAACAGCAGCTTGCTGCTCGTCAGCAGGACATTGGCAACATCCAGTCCTACTTAGGGTTACAACCGATTGCAGCGCAGGGTGCTGCGATGTCCGGTCTGCAACAGGGTGCATCACCATTTACGATGCCTCAGATGCAGCGCGGTATGGGTCTTGACCCGAATGCTGGGGCGGCTGGCACTGGGTTTGCCAGCAACGTGTTCGGCACACAAGCTAACATTTACGGAACTCAAATGAATAATCAGGGTGGAGGACTAGGTGGAGTACTCGGAACAATGGCTGGTCAGTACGCTGGCTCTAAATCAGGATCAAAAGCTATCACTGACCTTTTTAGTTAGGATAAAACATTATGGCAACTACTTGGCAGCAGTTTTTTAAGGACTTTGGTGAAGCGTCTCAAAGAGCTTACGGCAGAGAAATAGAGC